CCGGTCCGGATCGTGCTGCAGAAATGGCACGGTGCGGATGCTGTCCACACATGTGGCGAACGTAACAATCATCGCCCGCCCTTCGCGATCGCCGACGAGGCGCGCGCGTAACTGATCCCATCCCCCCATGGCCCCATTCCCGGCGACGCGCCTGTTGTCCGCGCGGCGGAAGTAGACCTTGTTTCCCGACCCTTTGCTAATGCGTTCGGCCAGCGAAGGGCCGCCGTCCTCCGCGAAGGCGGAAGGGTCGAGCACACCGTAAGAGATTTTCTCGTCCTTCTCCCTTGCTGCGATGCTAAGACCGATCACGTCGGCGTTGATCTTGACGCCGACATTGGGCTGGCCCGGCTTCATGCCGTACCATTCGCGGTAGCGAACGAGGCACCCGCGCGGCAGTACGCGGGAGTCAGTCTCAAAATCGTCCTGGACCACCGCCCACCAGCCGACCGAGAACGGGGAGGCGGAGCCCCAGTCCATTGAGCGAAAACGCATCCACTCGGCCGGCACCTCAAATGGCCGCACCACGTGCCGTTTGCTGTCCCAACAATCGAAGAACGCGCCCAAGGTGACCGACCAGTCACCATCGAGCCATGCGGAAACGAGTTCTTTGCTGCCGGAAGCCCGCAGGTTCTGCTTATAAGCCTCCACATCGATGTGGCGGTTGTTATCGACCTTGGACGGAATGAAAACCCGCTTGAGGCCGGTCTGCTCATCGCGGATGATGCGGTTGCCCAGCGGGGCCGGATCGATGTAGCGGGCCTTGACCCATTGATGACCGGGGCCGCCGGGGTTTCCCGTCGCCCGGAAACCTACCGGAACGCCCGCACTTGAGCGTAGCGTCGCCATCAGCTTCAGGATCGGCGCCGGGGACGGAAACGTGCCGATTTCTTCGACGTAGAGGCGCGTGTAGCTGTGGCCCTGATAGAGTTCGGCGTCGGCGTCGCGTTCAAGATACGCAAACCGCAGTCGCGCGCCGTTGGTCGCGCGCCACATCTTCTCGGTTTCGTTGTATGTCCAGCCAAGCAGGCTGTAGATCGCGCGCGAGCGCTCGATCGTCTCGATGAGCTCGGTCCTAGTGCGCCGCAGCATCAAGCCGATCGCATCCTTGCCATAGCGACCGGCGTGTTGAGCCCACTCGCCGAGCATGCCGTCAGTCTTGCCGCCTCCGCGCGCGCCACCGAAGAACACCTCAAAGACGGAGCACTCCAAGAGCGCCATCTGCGCCGGGTTGCCGCGGGCTGACCAAGCGACCTGCTGGTCTACTGCACGCTGTTCAGCGCCGGTGCCGGTAGTGAGTATTTCTTTTCCCATTCCTCGTCGCTCAATTGCGGTGGAACCTCGACCACGTAGCGGCGCGTGAAAGTGGCTCTCAGGTCAGTGTGAGTCAGGTCGGGAATGACCTTGCGTAACAAGACTTCCCCGACGCGGATTTGCGTGGGGGTTAAGTCAAGTTCGCCCATGAAGTGCTTTTGAAACCGATCGATGATCACACCGGCGCGGATGCGCTCGCGCGTGACCTCCGAGTGAAACTCGCTCGGCTTGCGCTTGCGCCTCACGCTTACGGCGGGTCCACGAGGTGGCACGAGGTCATCGCTCCTTAGTTACAGCTGTAACTATACAACATTTGCTGCGCCGTCTCAATAGCTTATGCCACAACCCTACTCTTGTTCGGGCAACCAGTGTGAAGGGTTGTGGAGGGTTTGCCATTATCAGACGTATCGCGCGCGCGGACGGTCGATAACTGCAAAGGTTCCACAACCCTCCACACTTTCTACAGGTCGCGACTGTGATTTGGAATGCATGTCAGGCACCCTGGCGCCCGAACTGGCTGCTTTCCTTTTCGGCTGCGGCGTTCCAACTGTCCGCGTCGGGATAGAGCCTGGCCGGGAACTCCGAATCGGCTGTGTACAGGTGACCGAAGAATCCGGTCAGCCCGTCCTTCGCTACGTTAGATTTCGCCATTGTCTTCCTCTCTGTTTTGGGCCTTGAGCGTGATGCCCTTAAAGCCATTGCCGCGCCCGGTTCGCTTTCTTTCGAGACCGCGATCATGCAGCGCGTCGGATAGGTTCTGCGAGTTGCCCGGCGGCAGCCCGCGCGCGTCACACCATGCTTTCCAGGAACTAAAGAGCTGCGAGCTGGACGTGAAAGCGAACGGGCCGCTGTCCTCGGTGCACTCCTCAAGCCACTGCTTGATTAAGTCTTGATCATCGAAATAGGCGTCAGTCGCCTCGGTGACGATCGCCGGCGGTGCGAGGCCAATTTGCTGCCATTCGAGGCATCCATCGATTATCCAGCGCAGGATCGCCGGCCATTCGGCTTTGAGCTTTTCGGCGAGGTTCGGGTCGCGTTTCTCGGGCGGAATCTGTGCCGTGAATGGCACCACCAACATCCGGCGCCGCATGGCCTCGTCTACGTTGGTCAGGATTGGCTTATGATTGCCGGTGATCCAGAGCTTGAACTTGGGCACGAAGTCGAAGAAGTCCTGGCGCATGAAACGGGCGGTCATCTTGTCGCCGCCGGTCATGCTCTTAATCTTGGCTTCGTCCCAGCGGCGGCCCTTTTCCGTCTCTTGCGCGACGGCCAGCCGGAAGCCGTGAAGCTTAGCGACATCGGTAGGATGGCGTTCTATTCTAGAGGCGATGAACGTGCCCACGTCAGCCACGGTCGCGTAGTCCCCGAGGATTTCGCGGATAGTATTGATGAGCGTGCTCTTGCCATTCGCGCCCGTGCTGTAAGCGAATACGAACTTGTGCTCGGTTGTCACTCCGGTGCAGCAGTAGCCACAAAAGCGCTGCAGGAATTTTTCGAGTTCGACGTTGCCCGCGGTGATGCGGTCGAGGAACGCAGACCAGATTGGATGCGGCGTTCCAGACGGAGCTACAGGGCAGGCGGTCTTCTTGGTGATGTAGTCGGCTGGGTTCGGCGGGCGACCGAGGCCGGTGCGCAGAATCGCCGTCTCCGTATTCAGCAGCCAGGGGTCCGCATCCCATTGCTCTAGCGTTGCTGCCTGCCGGCGATCGGCCTTGGCGAGACGCTCAACGGACGCCACTGTCCTGGAGCTTAAAATTCCGGGCGGGGGCTTTCCGTTTCCGTATTCCTGTGCGTCGAAGCGGCAACTCTTGCGCGCGAGATCGAAGCCAAGCAGCGTGGCGTCTGGCAGCCATCGATCACCGTCCCATTTCAGCCATTGCGCCTTGGTGGCGATGTAGCGCAAGTCCTCGGCGTGGCGTTCTGAGAAGCGCAGCGCAAGCGCGTCTTCGGTGAAGGGGTCTCCGGTGCTGCGCGGCGGCAGGGCTAGAAGCTTTCCGACAGCAAGATTTGGGTTGTACGTATCCATCAATAAATCCGTCGATTTGAAATGATGTCGGCAATGTCCTCCCCGACATTTGGAGGCATTTGGATCGCGACTTCAGCGCCGGCCGTTTGCCAGCGCTCTTGGCATCCGTAAGCGGCAATCTCCCCGGTCTTGTTTGCGTCATTGTCTGCAAAGATCGACAGGTGCTCGATGCCTGGTAGAACGGGAAAGCCATTGATGCCGTTAGCGTCGATCAATGACCAAGCCGGGCGATAGATGAACCTGGCCGCGATCGTGCTCTCGATCCCTTCCGCAATCGCCAGCCCTTCGTGGACAACATCATCGGGGTCGATCTTGATGGCCGATCCGAGCTTGCGGCCCAGCGTGAGCACGCCAGCCTTCTTGGCGTTGGCCGTCAGAAATGTTCGATGGATGCCAGTGAATTCGTTGGTGCGAATATCCACCATGGCGCAAACCATGGCGGGCAGAAACTCGCCGTTGCGAGAAAACTTCAAGCGTGGGTGAAAGCGGATTGCCGCGCTGTCTGGAAGCCCAAGCCTGCGCGTCTCGACAAGGTATCGCTCCGCGAGCGTCCCTTTCGCAGGAACGGTCGCCCGCCAGAGAGAGCGCGCCCAGCCGATTCGATCGACAGTATCGTCGAGGGCCTGTGGGGTGGCGCACCTACGTGCGGGCTTCGTTGCAGGCCGCTGAGTGTTCCATCCCAACCGCGCGCTGACATGATCGCGGCACGTCTGCCAGTCGTCGTTGGCGTGGCTATGAACAACAAAGCCGTCCGCAACGAAACGAACAGCCAAACTGCGGTCTCTGGGGCTATGGCCGGGGCCGGGACATAGCACCTGATCGCGGCCAGCTATGTCCCCGCCAAGCGCGCGGGCGGCTTGGCGTAGATCGATCATCGCCTGGCCTCAAAACGGAATACTGTCCGACATATCGTCCGCGCGCGACTTGTTGCTCGCGGTCGGCTGTTCGTTCTTCTTCTTGAAGGCCAGCGACAAATACGGCTTCCCGTCTTTGGTTTTCTTCAACCATCCGTGCACCCAAAAATCCTCGCCGTTGATTTTTGCGCTGCCGGTCCTGTCGGGATGATTGTCTGCAGTCTTTCGATCATTGACCCAGACGCTTCCGCTATTGTCGCGTTGTTCGAATGCCATGATGTTTGGCTCCTGTTTGTTTTGTGGCGCATAGAAGCAGCGAGTGATTTCGCTGCAAAAACGATCAATCTTTTTCTGGCCGATCATGTCGCCTGCCCGCGGAGCAGTCCGCGCTCCT